TTACCTTGAAGATGGTAATAAAATAACACCACTAGAAGCATTGAATAAGTTTGGAAGTTTCCGACTAAGTGCTATTATTTATAATCTTAAAAAAGAGGGTATGAATATCAAAACAAATCGCATTACCAAGAATGGAAAAACATTTGCAGAATATGAATTAGTTTTTGAACCGCAACAAACATTATTTAGTGGAGTATCAAATGATTAACGAAGTTGAAAGATTATGCACAGAACAGCATAAAACAAGTGTAAATAAAGATATAAAAGTTATGGAAGATACTTTGTTTCATTTGAGAAATTATAGAATTCATTTTGGTATTTGCAGTAATGTATTCAAAGATACAGGTGACCTTATTAATCAAATAGAAAAAAATTTATCTGTTTGTAAAAAATATGTGAGGTCTATAGATGATTGAACATTTTAAAAAGTTTGACGAGGGTGACAATAGTTTGTTGCCCTTGTCTTTTAGTCATTTAAACGAATTTGCTTTCTATAGGGAAAGATGGGCTTTAAGAAGGATATTTGGCTATCAATTTCCAACAAGTGCTTCAGCAGAAAGAGGAAGTGCGGTTGAAAGCGGTTTAAATATGGTTTTAAACGGAATATCAGTTGAAGAAGCTAGTAAAAAGATGATTGATGAATACAATGCAAATTGTAGTCGTATCACAGACCCAAAAATTGACGATGAAAGAGAAAATTTAGTACCATTGTTAGAATTAGGGGCTAGGACATTTCAAAACTATGCTTTCCGCTGGGAACTTCTAGATTATCAAAAAAAGGTTCAACTTGATATAGAGGGGATACCTTTTATCGGATATACAGACTTTCATTTCGAGGATAAAAACACAAAAGAAGATTTCTATATAGATTTGAAAACATCTAAAAATTTACCAAAAGAAGTATCAATATCCCATGCTATGCAACAAGCTGTTTATTTTAAAGGTACAAATGCAAGACAATCCCTATGGTATTTGAAAACACCAACAAAAACTAAAGGTGCAGAATTTACAAACTTATCTGTTGAGGATTATCAAACACCAATGTCTATTTGTATTCATGCAGTAAAAGCAATGGCAAATTTTCTTAAAATGGTGGATAATAAAGAAGATGTAAGGGATATTTTAATCCCTAATCCCGATAACTGGATTTGGAAAGAAGAAACTGTCTTAAATGCAAGAAAAGAGGTTTGGGGCTATTAATAAACTAATGAGATTGGAGTGATTTATGTTTATAGAAGAAAATTCAAAACCAAGAGAAAAATTAAAGGCTTGGTATCTGTTTACAGATGATTTTATTGCTGGAACAGCACATTGTACTAATGTTTCTATTGGCTGTTATGTTCGATTATTGTGTTGGAATTGGAACAAGGGTTGTCAAGGTATACCAAACAATGCCAATACATATCATCGTATAGCAATGTGTGTCACAGAAGAAGAAAAATTAGCTTGTGATGAGGTGATAAAAGAGTTTTTTGTCGAGGTAAATGGGGTTTATCAAAATGAAAGACAATTACAGGAATATCTTTACATTACAAATAGAAGGGAAGCGTCTAGGAAAAATGGAAAGCTGGGTGGTAGACCAAAAAAACCCAGCATAGAACCTAGCATAAAAGCTAACAGAAAGCCCCCTACCCCTAACCCCTTACCCTTACCTAATACCAAAACCAATAATTTTACTATATTTTGGGAAAAGATAAAATATAAGGTCAGTAAAGGTAGAGCCGAAAAGAACTTTGGAAAACTTGATAAAGAATGGCATAAGAAACCAACTGAACTTTGTGAATTGTTTAACAAATATTATGATTCTGTAACAGATAAACAATATGCTAAACACCCCGCACATTGGTTATCAGATAAAAAATATTTAGATGAAATACCATCGAACAATACAGAAAAGGTTGATATGTATAATTTGAGATTAAAAGGTTTCAAAGAATGTATAGATAAAAAGATAACAAGACCTTTTGTATCTACATCAGCAAGACAAAACCCAAGTGATGTTTTAAGAGCCATAAAAGAAGGTCAGTTCACAAAACAAGAAGCAGAACTTTATTTAGACATGAAGGGTTGGGTATAATGTTTAAGGCAATAGCATTAATTTGTTCAGCTTGGATAGCAAACGGAGAAGCCAAACAAGCCTGTTTTACTCATATGTTTGATTGGAAGTTTGAAACAAAAAAAGAATGTCACATGCGATTAATATATTATCGTGCTAAAGAAGTACCGCCATACTACAATATTGTTATGGGTGAATGTATTAAATTTAATAAATTATAAGGATTAAAAAATGATAAACATAATAAATAAATTTAAATATACTTTAAGTTACATTGTAACAATAGTTTTAATAAACATAGGTTTTGTCTATGTTCCATTGATACCTTTTTACGACACAATGTATCCCCCAATGAGCTTAATAGTTGGTTTTGTATTTGTTTTTAGAGATTTTGCACAAAATGAAATTGGTCATAAAGTTATTTTTGCAATGATAATTGGTGCTTTATTGAGTTATGTAATGGCAAACCCCTATGTTGCTATTGCTTCATTAGTTGCTTTTGCAGTTTCAGAAGCATTTGATTGGCTTATATTTAGTTTTACAAAAAAACCTTTTAGACAAAGAATTTTACTTAGTTCTTTAGTATCTACACCAATTGATAGTGCTTTATTTTTATATATACTTGGAAACTTCAGCTTATTAGCAACTATTACAATGTTTATATCAAAAATGTTAGGTGCTTTAGCTATTTGGTATTGGTTAGGCAAAAAAAATGCAGACGTATAAATTTAAAATTGTTGCAAGATGTCCAAACGATACAAGTGTCAATATTTATAAGGTAACAATAAAAAGCAAAACAATGATTCAAGTTGAGGAGTTTTTAAGAATACAAAATGAATATTACAACAGGGATATTTATCAAGAAGATTTATTTAATCATCTTAAAGATAAATATAAAAATGTTAAAGTTGTCGGAAATCATTTAGGTGTAGAAATAATATCACAATGATTCATTATCATGGAACACCACTAACCCCTAGAGAACAGCTATATAAAATGGCGGGAAAACATTTTTGTGTTAGTTTTTACAGACCCGATGATGTTCAAATATGTTTACAAATCGGTCAATCTATAATGTTTGATAATGGTGCTTTTAGTGCTTTTAAAAAAGGTGAAAAATTAAATTTTAAAAATTATTATAATTGGCTTGAAGATAAGTTAGGTCACCCTCATTGGTGTATTATCCCCGATGTAATTGATGGTGACGTAGAAAAGCAAAAGCAATTGTTAAAAGATTTTCCTTATCCTAACAATTTATCTGCACCAGTATGGCATATTGCATTATCAGAAGATTATCTTTTTTATTTGATTGATACTTATCCAAAAATATGTTTCGGAAGTTCGGGAGAATACTGGAACGTTAATTCAGAAAAGTGGTGTTCAAGAATAGATTATATATTTAATTTGTTGACAAAGAAATACAGGTATTTGCCATATATTCATATGTTACGAGGATTATCTTTAGGTGGTACTAAATACCCATTTGCTTCAGCAGATTCAGTAAATGTAGCTAGAAATTTTAAAGGTGCAAATAAGTGTCCTGAAATTATGGCAAGAAAAATTGACAGTATGCAAAACCCAATAAGATGGAGTAAAACAGAAATACAAAAAGAATTTGTATTAAAATAAAAAGTAGATTTTTGTGTAAATACTAGATAAATTCTAATTACCTACACTTAGGGTTAAAAGGACATGGCAAGACCAAAGAAATATCATATTGATACAAAACAATTACAAAAATTAGCGAAGTTTGGCTGTACAAATAAAGAAATGGCAGACTTTTTTGGTTGTTCAGCAGACCTTTTAGAAAAGAGTTATTCGGAATATCTTACAAAAGGTAGAGCAGAACAGAAAATGAGATTAAGACAATTACAATGGAAGTCAGCAGAAAAAGGTAATGTGTCGATGCTTATATTCTTAGGCAAGAACATATTAGGTCAGCAAGATAGATTAGAAGAAAACCAATTAGAAGAACCTTTAACATGGTCAAATGACTAATGCCACTTACAGAACCACAAAAGAAAGTAATTAATAATCAATCAAGATTTAGGGTTTTGATTACAGGCAGAAGGTTTGGCAAAACATATTTAGCAATCAATGAAATAGCCAAGTTTGCTTCACAGCCCAAGAAGAAGGTTTGGTATGTTGCCCCCAGCTATAGACAGGCAAAGGCGATTTGCTGGGGTGTATTAAAAGAAAAAATGATATATCATAAATGGGTTAAGACGATAAATCATAGTGACCTTACAATCACACTTAGAAATAATTCACAAATTACACTTAGGGGAAGCGATAATGAACAATCACTAAGGGGTGTTGGGCTTGACTTTATTGTTTGCGATGAATTTTCAGACATTAATAAAACAGCTTGGTTTGAAGTGCTTA